CAATACATGAAGCCAGCTATGGCTATAATAGACAATGTTTATAAGATAGATGAGCCTACCCAAAGAGAAAAAGACATAAATTTAGGTAGGATGGCTTTGAAGTTTTTTACTGACATGAGTGTTGCGGCATCTAAACCAGGTGCAACTGTATTAAGCTCTGGAGTTACTGCTGGACAATCACTTGCAGAAGATTATCTAAATAAAGCATTACTCAGAGAGCAAACTAAGAAGAAAACAGAACAAGCTAAAAAAGCTGGTGGACTTAGCCTTGCAATGCAACTTAAGTCTGCTCAAGATGCTAAAGAATTAGCTTTAGCTAAAATAAAGCCTAAAGTAGTTACATTATACAAAATGCCTGACAATAAAAAAGCTGGTGCTAAAACCATGCAAGTTGTTGAAGGTGGTGCAGAATACTTAAATTTAACTGCTAAAGGTGGTGGATATTCTGTAGATAAGCCAGACTTTGGCAGTGTTACTGAAAATGATTTTGGCGATAAGGTTTATGTAGGTGGTATATATGATGGTCGCTTGTTGAAAGATGTTCAGAATGAAAACAGGATAGATAATAACGAAAATGTAGATACAGAATCAGAAGATAACGAAGGAAATATTGTATCTACAAAGCCAAAACTTATGAGATTGACAAAAGCACAACACTCACAAGCTAAAGATTTTAGAAAAACAATTATGGATCAAACCAAAGATTTTAGACAAGATATACAACCTGGCTATCTTAAAATTATACAATTTTATAATAATCGTGATCCAATTGGTGATTACTCTTTGGCAGTTGGATACGCTAAGATGATTGATCCAGGTAGTGTGGCAAGAGAGGGCGAAGTAAGTGCAGTAGCAAACTCTGGATCTATACCAGACACATTAAAAGCACAATTACTTAATGCTCTTACTGGAAATGGAAGATTACCACAAAGGGTTAGAGCGGGTATATACAATAGAGCTATTGAAATATTTAATACAGAAAGAAAAAAAGCTCTTGAGATAATAGATGCAGTAAACAAAAGTTGGTCATCGCAAATTGGTAGAGATGATCAAATTGATCATATATTACATTATAAGATTGAGCCAGAATCAAATCTTGAAAAAGTTGATTTAAGCAAAATACCAGAAACAAAAGATTTTGTGTTCAATGAAGAGGCAATCAAAAAAATGACTATTGAGCAACTAAGAGACATAATTGCATTTCAAAATTTAACTGTTCCACAACTTCAATTTATTGGAAATTTAGTTAAAGAAAAAAAGAAAAAAAAGAAAGCTGATTAATTATGAGTGAACTAGACGATTTACAAAAATTAATTGATGCAAAGTTAGCCTTACAAAATTTAACTTTTGCAGATAGAGCTAGATTGATGGCACAAGGTGCACTTATGAACTTTAGTGATGAGTTCTTTGCTATGGTTAGATCTGCAGTTGGTGATGAAACATATGATGAAGCAGTTGCTGACGAAAGATTAAAACTATCACAAGCACAAGATAAACCAGGTTCATTTAAATATGAAGTAGGTGGAGCTATGTTACCCGCTCTTGGTTTAGCACCTTTTACTGGAGGTTCATCTGTTCCAGCAACTCTTGGTAGATACGCTATAGGAACTGGTGGTAGGCTTATGACACAAGGAGCAGTACAAGGTGGTTTAAGCTCTGTAGGTAGGCAAGAAGGCGATATAATAGATAGAGTTACAGAGAACAAAGCTGACATAGCCACATCAACTGCAACTGGTGCTTTGTTAAACCCATTGGTGCAAAAGGCTGGTGGTAAAATAATAGAGGGTGTAACTAAGATTGCAGAGCCAATAATAAGAAAAATAAAAGGACAATTAGGTAAGCCAGTTGAAGATGAACTTGCTCGTATAGCAAAAACATCAGGTTTAGAGGTAGATGATATTATAGAACAAATAGCAATGGGTAAAACTATACCAGAGTTATCAGAAACGGCTGCGGCTGAAGTAAGAGGTTTTTACTCAAAAGCTGGATCTGCGAAACCTACAATAGCTGAATCTTTGGTTACTAGAAAAGATCAAGGTATAACAGATGTTTTTGCTACTTTACAAAGAGATCTCGCACCAAATATTAAGGAAGGTAATGTACTAAAATTTATTCGTGGAAGTGAGCAAGAGTTACAAAGAGCGGCAAGTAAAAACTACGAAGAGATATATAAAAATTTTGAGGGTTTTAGAAGCAATAATTTAAATTTAGCAGTTGAAGAAATACTAAATAGAGTTCCTGCAATAAGAGGAAGTTTTAGAAGTTTAATGACTGCATTAGGTAAGTCAACACCATTTGAAGTAAAAGATGGCGTATTGAAACTAACACAAGACGTAGATTTAAAAATAGCAGAAAACCTAAGAGGTCTTTTAAAAACTAGAACAAACACTTTATATCAAAAAGGTGGCGGCCCGCAAGCTGAAACATCAGATGCTCTAGAAAAAGGTTTAAGAAATATTATAGATGAAACAAGTTCTGATTTATCCATAGCAAGAGCAACATGGACTAAACTTAAAGATGCACAAAAAGCATTTAAAGATGGTGAAAAAGTATTTTCTAAAAAACCTGATTTAGTTGAGCTAGAGTTTGAGAAATTAGTTCGCAAAGGTAATATAGATGAAATAGATGCTTTCAGAGCGGGTGTAGCTTCAGCGATTAGAGGTAAAAAGGCAGGGGCAACTAAAGTTAATTTTATAAACAGTCTTGGAGATTTAAATAAAGCTGAGAGTTTGATATTACAAAAAATATATCCAGAAGAAGCTCTAGATAATGTAATTGATAAAATTAATTTAGCTAAAGCATCCATAATGGCACAAGGTAGAATTATGGGTGGATCTCCAACTGCTGAAACTTTAGGAGCCGCTTCAAGAGTTGGTACTGTGGATGATGCATATGCATTTACTAGGGTTATTGCATCAGGTGGCACTGACGTACCAGCCGCAATACAATTACTTAAAAAATTTATACCTACAAAATCAAACAATTTAAATGAAGCACAGATGCAAGAAGTGGCTGAATTGTTAGTTAGCACAGACAAACAACTTCTTAGAAACGCTTTAACAAACAATGAAGCAAGGGATGCACTTATAAATACTATAAATAATATAGCTGATAGATTAATCGCTGGTGGTGCTAGAGCAACTGTACAACAAGTTACAGACTTAGTGCCAAATGCAACATCAATAGTTTCACCATCCTTTGCTGAAGAAATAGATCCAGATGATTATAAAGTTATAGAAGATTTAAGTAGCTCAATAAGTCCTTCAACAAGACAAAAAATATTAGGATTAAATACATAATGCCAAAACCTACGACACACGAAATACAACTTAGTCTTGAAAAACACATCGCCGTTACAGATGAGCGTTGGAAAGAAACAATACTAAGAATCAAACGACTAGAGGCAATCATGATAGGAACATCAGGCACTGCAATTGTGATGTTGATTGGATTGTTAGTGAGGTGAAATGGTCGTTGCAGAAATACTCACAGGTATAGCATTAGTCAAGAAAAGCGTTGACTTTATAAAAGAAAATATTTCTACAGTTCAAGATATTCAAGGAATAGCCAAACAAATAGATGGGTTTTTTCTTGGCGAAGAACAAATGAATAAAAAGCAAGGTAAGGGTATAGGAATAAAAGAGCAGTTTGGCATAGAATCAACTGCTAACGATTTTATAGATAGAAAACTATTAGAAGAAAAACGTAACGAACTTAAGATGATTATTAATATGAGGTTCGGCCCGACTGCATGGGATCAGATATTAGCAGAAAGAGCAGAAAGAATTAATCAAGCAAAAGAAGCTCAACGCCAAGCAAGAATAAAAGCGAGACAACAACAAAAAGAGATTATGGATATACTTAAATGGGGTTGCATAATATTTTTTGCTTTAGGAGTTGGAACTTTGTTATTAGTATTGGGTGTAAAGGCTTTTGCAGATGGTAAAATGTATAATGCACCTAAAGACTACACATATAAACAAAAGGTTTGGCAAGGTAAAATTGTTGAAAAAAAATACACAACTTGTAGACTAAAAAAAAGAGTAACGTCAAAATACACAAATAAAAAGGGTTGTATTTATGAAGGTGGTAATAAAACATTTACCATGATGATTGAAACTTGGTGCCCTGTTAAATACAAATGTGTTTATGACCCTAATGGACAAGAACCAGACATTGACAAAGTGATGGAAAGTTTAAGAAGTATAAAAGAATGAAAACTTTAATTTGTGATAATTTATTAGATGAAGATGAATGTAAGTTTTTAATAAACTTTTATGAAGATAATAAAAAACTAGAAAAACAACATAGAGATACTCTTTATGTGGATTTAGTTCCTAATATGCATAATAACGTAAATTTATTGGCAGAAAAATTAACAAATATATCAAAGTTATTTTTTGCGAAAATTTTTTGGATGCACTTAGTAAAATGGTCACCAGGAAGTTTTCAAGATCTACATTTTGATACTGCAGAAAAAGATACAGTATTATCGTCTATTACATATCTAAATGATAACTTTGAAGGTGGTGAAACATATTTTGAAGAAGGCACAATATTCAAACCCAAAAAAGGTAGAGGATTATTTTTTGATGGTAATTTCTACAAACATGGCGTTAAAAAGGTAGAAAATGATACTAGATATGTAT